ATATTGACATCAACACTGGAGCAATAAACTACCCAGAAGATGAGCAAGCTGATTCGTAAAATCACAATAGGTAAAGACTATAAAATAGATGCTATGCATTACTCCGTAGGCCAAGAGGTCTATGGAGGGCATACCATCTGTGATATTATAGAAGAAGAAAATAAGTATTCTATATATATTAAAAAAAATAAAGATGTGCTGCCTTGGAAAGACTTTAACAAAAACATGGCTATATCTATAGAATATAATTTACAGTACTAATGCAATCGTTAAACGATTATATAGTTAAGCCTAAAGGTAAAAGATATAACAACGCTGTAGATATTGGTGGTAAAAAGCTGATAATAAACACAGAGGTATTTAATCATCAGTTTGTAAATAGAGAAGCTGAAGTTATAGCTATACCTAAGAACACTAAAACTAACATTAAAGTTGGCGACACTGTTATATTGCATCATAATGTTTTTAGAAGATGGCACAATATAAAAGGTGAAGAAAAAAACAGTAGAAGTTACTTTAGAGAAAACACGTACTTTATAAAAGAAGATCAAATATTCGCTTTTAAAAGAGATGGTAAATGGAAGCCAACAAAAGGTTATTGCTTTGTAAAACCAATAAAAAATAAAGATATTTTCTCGCCTAATAAAGAACAGCCATTAGTTGGTATAGTCAAGCAGAGCGATGGAACAGTGGGCGTTGGAGATTTAGTTGGTTTTAGGCCAAACAGTGAATACGAGTTCGTAATAGATGGCCAAAGACTCTACAGAGTATTATCTAGTTTTATAACAATTAAATATGAATATCAAGGAGACGAAGAAGAGTATAATCCAAGCTGGGCATAGAGCAGTTGAAGAGCTTATTAAAGTAGCTAAAGAAGCTATTGTTGACAGTGGTGATGATATTACAGCTGACAGACTTAAAAATGCTGCTGCTACAAAAAAACTAGCAATATTCGATGCTTTTGAAATACTTAATCGCATACAAGAAGAACAAGCCCTACTTGATGGCAAGGTTGTAGAAGAAAAAAAAGAAAGAGTTTTTAAAGGATTTGCAGAAGGAAGATCTAAATGAGTTACGAGCAAAGTCTATATAAAATAATAGAACCTATAAAGGTTAATACCATAAAAAGACTTAATAAGTCTAGAAAGTGGGGGTATGGCTACAATAAAGAGAATGATGTTGTAGTAATATCTAAAACCGGACAAATAGGTGAAGTTTACGAAATGCAAGGTTTAAAAATAGCTTTACCTAAAGCGCCTACAAACGCTCATAAATTTGACAAAAACAAGTGGGGTCAATTAGAAAAGCCAGATGTTCTTAAAAAAATAAAAACAATATTTGACTGGAAAGCATATCCAGAAGAGCAAAAAGATCAATGGTACGATTATATAGATGACGAATTTAAAAGGAGAGACGAAGGTTTCTGGTTTCAAAATGCTGGTGTTCCAACTTATATTACAGGAGCTCATTACATGTACCTCCAGTGGAGCAAAATAGATGTTGGTGCTCCAGACTTTAGAGAGGCTAATAGGTTGTTTTTTATATTTTGGGAAGCTTGCAAAGCTGATAAACGATGCTACGGCATGTGTTATTTAAAAAATAGACGTTCTGGTTTTTCGTTCATGAGTAGCGCTGAAACCGTTAACTTAGCTACTATATCGAGTGACTCTAGATATGGTATACTATCAAAGAGTGGTGCTGATGCAAAAAAGATGTTTACTGACAAGGTTGTACCTATATCAATAAACTATCCTTTTTTCTTTAAACCAATACAAGATGGTATGGATAGACCAAAATCCGAACTAGCATATCGTGTGCCAGCGAGTAAGTTTACTCGTAAAAAAATAGAGGTAAACGAACGGCTAGAAGAGATCAAAGGTCTAGACACTACGATTGACTGGAAAAACACTGGTGATAACAGTTATGATGGTGAGAAACTTTCTCTACTTGTGCACGATGAAAGTGGTAAATGGGAAAGACCTGATAATATACTTAATAACTGGCGAGTTACAAAAACTTGTCTTAGATTAGGTAGTAGAATTATCGGTAAGTGTATGATGGGGTCGACGAGCAACGCTCTTGACAAAGGTGGTGATAATTTTAAAAAGTTATATAACGATAGTGATGTAACGCAAAGAAATAAAAATGGTCAAACAAAATCTGGTTTATATGCTTTGTTTATACCAATGGAGTGGAACTTTGAAGGATTTATTGACGAGTATGGACGACCTGTCTTCACTACTCCTGGAGAAGACGTTTATGGACCAGACGGTGAATTAATAGATATTGGTGTAATAAATCACTGGGAGAACGAAGTAGAGGGATTAAAAAGTGACCAAGATGCTTTAAACGAATTTTATCGTCAGTTTCCAAGAACTGAAGAGCACGCGTTTAGAGATGAAACAAAAAATAGCTTGTTTAACTTAGTTAAGATATACGAGCAAATAGATTACAATGAAGGTGTTAACAACTCCTCTAATATATCAACTGGAAACTTCCAGTGGGCTAATGGAGTTAAGGATACTCAAGTTGTATTTTACCCAGACCCAAAAGGACGGTTTAAAATAAGCTGGATACCAAATCAAAACCTACAAAATAATATAGTTATAAAAAATGGAATTAAGTATCCTGGGAACGAGCATATGGGCGCTTTTGGCTGCGATAGTTATGATATTAGCGGTACTGTTGATGGTAGAGGATCCAACGGATCTCTTCATGGACTAACTAAGTTTAGTATGGAAGACGCTCCTGCTAATCAGTTTTTTTTAGAATATATTGCTAGACCACAAACCGCTGAAATATTTTTTGAAGATGTATTAATGTCATTAGTATTTTACGGTATGCCATTACTTGCTGAGAACAATAAACCAAGATTATTATATTATCTTAGAAGAAGAGGATATAGAGGATTTAGCATGAATAGACCCGATAAAGTTTGGAATAAACTATCTGTTACCGAAAAAGAAGTAGGTGGTATGCCAAACTCTAGTGAAGATATAAAGCAAGCTCACGCTGCAGCTATTGAAATGTATATCAATGATCATGTTGGTCATTTAGGTGATGGTAACTATGGATCTACATATTTTAATAGAACTTTAAATGATTGGGCTAAATTTGATATAAACAAGCGTACTAAGTTTGATGCATCCATAAGTAGTGGTTTAGCTATTATGGCTTGCAACAGACATATGTACAAACCAAGCGGTAATATAACTAAACAGAAACTAAACATAAACTTTGCTAGATACGAAAATGGTGGAGTTTTTTCTAAAATAATTAAAAATTAAATATGGCTGAGTCAGTACATAGAAATTTTCCAAGTCAAGTAGTTAGCGATTTTGAAAAAGCTAGCTACGAGTACGGTTTAAAAGTAGCGAAAGCTATAGAAGGCGAGTGGCTTGATAAAACAACAAGCAACAAGCTTGGAACTTATAGAAATAACTTTCACAACCTTAGGCTTTACGCTAGAGGTGAACAAGCAATACAAAAATATAAAGATGAGTTATCTATTAACGGTGACTTGTCTTACTTAAACTTAGACTGGAAGCCAGTGCCTATTATACCTAAGTTTGTAGACATCTTAGTTAATGGTATGGCTGATAGAGATTATGAGATAAAAGCATATTCTCAAGATCCTTACGGAGTTAGCAAAAGAACTGAGTACATGGAGTCTATACTAAAAGACATGCGCACTAAAGACTTTAACGACGCTGCTTTACAAAACTTTAACATAGATCTTTATCAAAACGATAAGGAAACTTTACCTGACTCTGAAGAAGAACTTGCTTTGCATATGCAGCTTAGCTACAAACAAGCTGTTGAAATAGCAGAAGAGCAGGCTATAAACGTGTTGCTTGAAGGTAATAACTACGAATTAATAAAGAAAAGATTATTTTACGATTTAGCTGTACTAGGTATAGGCTGTGTTAAAACAACGTTTAATACATCTGAAGGTGTTACAGTTGATTATGTAGATCCAGCTAACCTAGTATACTCGTACACTGACTCACCGTATTTTGAAGATATATATTACGCTGGTGAAGTTAAAAGTATACCTATTAACGAGCTAGTTAAACAATTCCCTTGGTTGAGTCAAGAAGAGTTAAAAGAAATTCAGCAAGATGCCATGATATACGAAAAAGGTAAAGCTTATCGTATGAATGACAGAGATAAAAATAAAGTTCAAGTTCTTTATTTTAATTATAAAACTTACACTAATCAAACGTATAAAATTAAAGAGGTTGGTAGTGGTGCTGAAAAGGTTATAGAAAAAGACGATAGTTTTGATCCACCAATAGACAAAGAAGGTAACTTCAATAAACTACAGAGACAAATAGAGTGCTTATACGAAGGCGCTATTGTTGTTGGATCTAAAAGATTACTTAAATGGGAGAAAGCTAAAAACATGCTTAGACCTAAAAGTGATTACAGTAAAGTTAAAATGAACTACTCTATAGTAGCTCCTAGAATGTACAATGGTAAAATTGAATCTTTAGTTAGCCGTATTACAGGTTTTGCTGATATGATTCAGTTGACACACTTAAAGCTACAGCAAGTAATGTCACGTATGATACCTGACGGTATTTATCTTGATGCAGACGGATTGTCAGAAATAGACTTAGGTAATGGAACAAATTATAATCCGCAAGAGGCGTTAAATATGTTCTTCCAAACAGGTTCTATTATTGGTAGATCTTTTACAGGTGACGGAGACATGAACCCTGGTAAAGTTCCAATACAAGAAATATCTTCTAGCTCTGGTGGACAGAAAATGCAAAGTCTTATTCAGACTTACAACTATTATCTGCAAATGATACGCGATGTGACCGGATTAAATGAAGCTAGAGATGGTTCAACACCTGACGCTAATGCTTTAGTAGGTGTTCAAAAGCTTGCCGCAGCTAATTCAAATACCGCTACTAAGCATATATTAGATTCAGGATTATTCTTGACAGCTGAGGTTGCTGAGCAGCTATCACTACGTATATCTGATATTATAGAGTACTCGCCAACTAGAGATGCATTTATACATGCTGTCGGTGCTCACAATGTAGCTACACTTGAAGAGATGAGTGGACTACACTTGTACGATTTTGGTATATTTATTAATCTAGCTCCAGACGAAGAAGAAAAAGCAATGCTTGAAAATAACATTCAAGTAGCTTTAGGTCAAGGATTAATAGACTTAGACGATGCTATAGATATACGTGATATAAAGAACTTAAAACTTGCAAATCAATTATTAAAAATAAGAAGAAAGAAAAAGCAAGATAGAGATCAAAAAATGCAGCAAGAAAATATTCAGGCTCAATCACAAGCAAATGCTCAAGCTCAACAAGCTGCAGCTCAAGCTGAAGTGCAAAAGAAAAAAGAACTTGTGGCTTCAGACATACAACTTGAACAAGCGAAGGCAGAAATGAAAACTAAGATACTTCAAGAAGAAGCTAAAGTTAAAAAGCAATTGATGGATCATGAGTTTGAGTTACAAGTAAAAATGGCACAGATGACGGGTGGTCAATCTTTGTCAGAGGCTGAAAAGGAAGATAGAAAAGACAAGCGAGCTAAAATGCAAGCGTCACAGCAATCTACACTTATAGATCAGCGTCAAAACAACAAACCACCTAAAAACTTTGAGTCATCAGGTAATGATATACTTGGTGGAGTAGAAGTATAACACTAATTTATATATTATTTTATTATGGAAGAAAATCAAGAAATTGAAGAAGTTAAACAAGTGGAAGAAGTTAACGAGGTTAATGAAGAGAAATCAGAGGGCTCAAAGTTTATGTCCGAAGGAGATGACTCTGTTATTAAAATAGATTTAACAAAACCGCCAGTAACAAAAGAAGATGCCGATACAGAGCAAGAAGCAGCAGACGTGGTTGCAGATGAACAAACCGAACCTATACAAGAAGTGGTTGAAGAAGTACCACAAGGGGAAGAAGCCGTTCAAGTTGAAGAACCCGTTTCAGAATCTACAGAAGTAGAAGAAACTGTTGAAACTGTAGAAGAGCCTGTAGTTAACGCAGTTCCTGAGAATTTACAAAAGCTAGTAGATTTTATGGAAGAAACTGGAGGTACGGTACAAGATTTTGTAGAGCTAAATAGAGATTATAACGATATGGATAATCTAACGGCTTTACGAGAGTATTATAAAAAAACAAAACCACATTTAAGTGGTGATGAAATAGACTTTTTGATGGACGATCAGTTTTCTTACGAAGAAGACCTTGATGACGAAAAAGAAATCAAAAGAAAAAAGTTAGCGCTAAAAGAGCAAGTTGCCAGCGCCAAAGCCTACTTAGACGGGCAAAAGTCTAAATACTATGAAGAAATCAAGGGCGGATCTAAACTTCCAGATGAAGCGCAGAAAGCTATGGATTTCTTTAATAGATACAACAAGGAATCTGAAGAAAAAGCTAAAATGGCTAAGAAACAGAAATCTAGTTTTCTAAATAAAACCAACGAGGTTTTTAACGACGAGTTCAAAGGTTTTGAATATAATGTCGGTGAAAAGAAATATAGATTTAATGTTAAAAATTCAGGCGAAGTAAAACAAACGCAAAACGACATTAATAACTTCATTAGAAAGTTTCATGATGAAAAAGGCGAAATGTCCGATGCTAAAGGCTATCATAAGTCTATATTTACAGCCATGAATGCAGACGCCATTGCAAAGCATTTTTACGAACAAGGCAAAGCTGACGCTACTAAAGATAGTGTTGCTAAAGCTAAAAATGTTGACATGAAGCCTAGAGAGGCTCATAAAACAATTGAAGCTGGTGGTCTTAAGTTTAAAGTGTTGGGTGATAATTCTTCTGATTTTAAGTTTAAAATTAAAAAACGAAAATAATTTATTAACCATTTAAAACTAATTAAAAATGGCAATTACAGGTGTACCCAATGGGGTAATTAAGCCTTCTCCAACGAAGGCAACTTTAGCTGAGTCTTATATAGACTTTGCTGACGCTGGCGCTAACAGTGCAAACTGGGCACAGCAATTTTTACCAGACCTAATGGAAAAAGAAGCTGAAATTTTTGGAAACAGAACTATCGGTGGATTTTTATCTCAAGTAGGTGCTGAAGAATCTATGACTGCTGATCAAGTTATTTGGTCTGAGCAAGGTAGATTACACTTATCATATACCAGTACTGCTTCTGGTGGTTCTGCTACTGAAACTGATCTTACTTTAGGTGCTGATCAAGACGGTAACACTATCAGCGCAAGTAATGCTCACGGTATTAGAATTGGTGATATGGTTTTATTAAGTGATGGAACTACTTCTGTTACTGCTTATGTAACTGACTTAGGTACTACTGCAGCTACTCAAATCGACGTTGCTACTTATACTGGCGCTAATGTTCCAGCTAACTGTAACGTATTCGTGTTTGGTTCTGAGTATGCTAAAGGTCAAAAAGGTAGAGCTGAAGGTTTGACTCCAAACTTTAAGTCTTTCACTAACAAGCCAATTATCATCAAAGACAAGTTTGAGATCAACGGATCTGATACTTCTGCTATCGGTTGGGTTGAAGTTTCTGGTGAAGATGGACAATCAGGTTATTTATGGTATCTAAAAGCTGAAGGCGATACTCGCGTTCGTTTTGCTGACTACCTAGAAATGGCAATGATTGAGTCAGAAAAAGCTACTGCTACAATCTCTGCTCACAGAGGTGGAAGTGTTAAAGGTACTGAAGGTTTATTCGCAGCTGTTAAAGCTCGTGGTAACCAAGCTTCAGGTATCTCTGGTGTTAACGCTGCTACTGATTTAGCTGAGTTTGACGCTATTCTAGCTGAGTTTGACAAAAACGGTGCTATCGAAGAAAACATGATGTTTGTTAATCGTTCAACTGCTTTAGCTATTGACGATATGCTAGCTTCTATGAATTCTTACGGTGCTGGTGGTACTTCTTACGGTGTATTTGACAACGATGAAGACATGGCGTTAAACTTAGGTTTCTCTGGTTTCCGTAGAGGTTCTTATGACTTCTATAAGTCTGACTGGAAATATCTTAACGATAAAGTAACAAGAGGATCTGTTTTAGACAACAGCGTTAGAGGAATCTTTATTCCTGCTGGTGTATCTTCTGTGTACGATGAAGTTTTAGGTAAAAACTTAAAGCGTCCATTCTTACACGTACGTTACCGTGCTTCTGAGACAGATAATCGTAGAATGAAGACTTGGACTACTGGTTCGGTTGGAGCTTCTACTTCTGACTTAGATGCGATGGAAATGCACTACTTATCTGAAAGATGTTTAGTGGTACAGGGTGCTAATAACTTCATGTTATTATCATAACCATTTATTACTACCTCACCTTCGGGTGGGGTAGTTTTTATTAATTTTTTATTTTATTTTATCATGGCTAAAAAGCAAACAAAAAAGGTTGATGTAGCACCTAAAGTAGAAGCTACAAATGAAATGCAACAAGTTGTTATTGAAAAAGAACCTGTTGTTAAGAAAAAGAACGAAAAAGTAAATACTTGGGAGTTTAAAGATAGAGTTTATAGACTTTCTAATAACGCTTCACCTTTAAGTTATTCTATCAAAGTATCAGACATATATTACTTTGATGAAGAAAAAGGTTACGAAAGAGAGTTAAAACTTACGTCTAACCAAAGAACTGTTTTTGTAGATGAAATGGTGGGCGATCAAAGATTAGAACACGTAGTATTTAGAAATGGTATACTAGTAGTGCCAAAAGAAAAAGTTGTTTTACAAAAACTACTTTCTTTACACCACCCTCAAAGAGACAAATTGTTCTTTGAAGAAAAACCTGTCGAGCAAGCTATTAACGAGCTTGATATGATAGAACTTGAAATTGAAGCTCTAATGGTTGCCAGAGACATGGATATTGACATGGCTGAAGCTATTATGCGAGTAGAAATAGGTTCTAAAGTATCTGAGATGAGTTCTAAGGAACTTAAAAGAGATTTGATGGTATTTGCAAAGCGAAGACCTATGCTGTTCTTAGAATTAGCGCATGACGACAATGTTCATTTGAGAAACGTTGGTATTAGAGCTAACGAGATGAAGATTATAAAGTTATCGCCAGACCAAAGAACTTTTTATTGGGCTTCTAACGATAGAAAACTAATGACAGTACCATTTGATGAGCATCCGTATTCTGCTTTAGCCGCTTGGTTTAAAACAGACGAAGGTATGGAGGTTTACACAAGTATTGAGAAAAGATTAAATTAATCACCTAGTTGAGCAGCCACTCTTCGGGGTGGTTGCTAAACTAAAAATACATATAATGGCGGTAAATATAGATACAGTATATCAAAGAGTTTTGGCTATCGCCAACAAAGAGCAAAGAGGTTATGTAACACCTCAAGAGTTTAATTTATTAGCTAATCAAGCTCAACTTCAAATATTTGAGCAATACTTTTATGAAGCTGGTAGACGATCTAGAACAGATGCTGACAAAGTTCCTAATACAGAGCAAATGAACTCTAAAGGTGATGTTAAAGCATTGTTAGATGAAAAACTAGATATTTTTAAAACAGTATCAACTGTAACTTCTGGTCATACTTTCCCTTCTAACTACACCGTAGGTAAGGTTTGGGCTAATGGATATGAAGCTCAAAAAGTTCCTTTTAACGATTTAAAAAGAGTTGCAGCAAGTTCTAGACATGTATCTGGAACTACAACCGAGCCAATATATTGCGAAAGCAATACAAATGGTCAAGATGTAATAGTTTTAAGCGGTTCTTCAACTCCCGCTACAACCGCAGTATCATGCGAGGTATTTAATAAACCGGCAGCTGCAGAATGGGATTATGTTGTTGTAGCTGGCAAAGCACTATACAACGCTGCAGGTTCAACAAATTTTTCTTTGCACGAAAGTGAAGAAACTGAGCTAGTTAATGTGATACTAGAATTAGCCGGTATAGTAATTAACAAACCAGGGTTGGTACAGTTAGCGGCACAGAGAGAAGCCAACGCTAAAGCAATTCAAGATAAATAATGAGTATAACATTACCAAATAACAACGACTTAAACTACTATGCTGGAGCTGGTGATCACGGTGAGTATCAATATGTAAATGTATCTGATATAAAAGCGGCTTTTAAGGCAACATACATTGGTAGTGGGAAAATATGTCAAGGTGTTTTACATACCGACGTAGACTATTGGGCTAATAGAGCGGTGCAAGAGTTATCTTACGATACGCTTAAATCTATAAACGCTCAAGAAATAGTTGTTCCTCCTTCATTAACTATGATATTACCTAGAGACTATGTAAACTACGTTAAGTTAACATGGACAGATAATTCTGGTTTAGAGCATACTATAATGCCAATGCAAAATAGTTCTAATCCTACTAAGGTAGATCAAAACACTGATGGAAGCTATAAGTTTGTAGGTAATGATCTTAGCACTACAGAAACATCTACTACTTTAACTAACTTTCAAACATTTGATCCTAGTGAAGATGTAGATGATTATCCTGACTATAACGAAGAAACGTTTTTTGCATTAAACTCAGGCGAAAGATACGGTATGGAGCCTTCGTTTGCTAATGGTAATGGAAGATATATAATAGACAATCTAAATGGTAAAATACACTTTAGCTCGCACTTAAGCGGTGAAACCGTTATATTAAAGTACATTAGCGATGGTGTTGGTGTAGATGCTAACGATAGAAAAGTACATAAGTTTGCTGAAGAAGCAGTTTTAAAATATATGTTATACGGATGTCTTCAGGCAAGATTAGACACACCACCTCAACTACTGGCTAATATCAAAAAAGAAAGGTTTGCTGAAATTAGAAAAGCAAAAATAAGATTGTCTAACTTCAATATTGAAGAGATAGCACAAATAATGAGAGGTAAGTCTAAACAAATCAAGCATTAATAGATGTCTGAAATAAAAAGAAATTTTTCTAAAGCAAGAATGAGTAAGGATCTTGATGAGAGACTTATTCCTATTGGAGAGTACAAAGAAGCGCATAACGTACAGGTATCAACATCTGATGGTTCTGACGTTGGTTCTTTGCAAGCTCTCTTAAGTAACAAATCTCTTTTTGCAGCTGGACACTTCTTAAACAGCGCTACGTCTGTAAAATGTGTTGGTGTAGTTGCAGAACCTGTTAATAACAAAATATACGCTTTATTTAAAGCAGAGTTTTCAACCTACAAAGCTAACTATGTAATTTGCTTTAATGACGACGAGTTTAACAATACTAGTGAAGTTTACTTTGCGGATTATTACGACATAAAGTTAACGGCAACAGCGGCAGGAAACGCGAGCAATGAAGTAGCAATAAGCGGAAATTTAGATAAAGTTAAAGAAGGTTCTACAGTTCGATACAATATTGGTGGCACTTTATACAAAACTTATGTTAAGTCAATACAGCAAGCTGGTGTTTATCCAGCCGCTGGAGCTACAGGCGTTTTTATAACTTTAGGAGACGATGCCGATATAGTTAACGGCACAGAATTAACTATAAACTTAAACGAGAGCGTTTTAGAGTTAGACCACCCTATATCAGCTATAAATGTAGTGACTGAAGCTAAGCCTCAAGGCACGAACATTAAGGCTGACGATATGCTTTTTTGGACCGACGGATATACAGAGCCTAAAAAAATAAACTTAACGCAGAGTTGGGCAGGAACAAACTTATCGGATAGAACTAGCCACAGAAGTGTTGCTCAAGCAGCGTCGAGTGAAGGTTCTACATTTCCAACCTTAATAATACACAAAGATGATCAAGGTGCGTGGAAAAGTCCTTGGAAGCCTGGGTTAAAAGTTAAGTTTGCTCAAAAAGAAAACGTAACAGTTATAAAAAGAGGTCCTAATGTTCCTCCTAGTATATCTATGTCTTCTACTACCGCTAAGCGTGTTAATTCAGCTGGTGTAGAAAATTTAGTCATAACATCTATAAATACAAACCTATACGGACTAACAGGTAGTACTACGCAACTAACATTTTTAGATTCTGTAGACTACAGGCCCGGCGATATACTACAGTTTAACTTTTCTGAAGATGATGAAGATGATACTGTATTTGAGGCTAGAGCACAAGTGTTGCCGAAGCCAGACTCTGAAGACGGAATCTATGGAAATCCACCTGAGGCTTTAGTCCCTGGTCCTTACACCGTTGTATTTCTATCTGTAAGCTCTGAAGTTCCAGATGGTAATAAAAATTATGTGGTAAGTCTTTATCAAGATGACCCACTATTTGAGTTTAAATTCCCTAGATTTGCTTATAGATATAAGTATGTCGATGGTCAATATTCAACTTTCTCACCTTGGTCTGAAGTAGCGTTTTTACCTGGAAACTTTGATTACGAACCTAAAAAAGGTTATAATCTAGGTATGACTAACACTGTTAGAAGTATAACACTAAAGGATTACGCTCCAGAGCATTCTGAAAGACCTGATGATGTTGTTGCTATAGACGTGCTATATAAAGAAGATTCCTCACCTACTGTTTATGTTTTAAAAACGGTAACACCTAAAGATATTGATGTAACCAACTTATGGCCTCAAAACGCTGCTTGGAATACAGATAGAGGTAACATGATAATTGAGTCTGAACTCATTCATAATGTTGTTGAAGGTAATCAAATACTAAGACATTGGGATAATGTGCCTAGAGCAGCACTAGCTCAAGAGATAACAGCGAATAGATTAATATACGCTAACTACAAGCAAAATTATAATTTAGTTGACAGCAACGATGATATAATAAAGCCTAAAGTTCAACTTTGGTTAGATGAATCACAACACCCCATAAAGACTACGACAATTCCTTCTGGTGAAAAGTCTATAAAAACAATGAGAACTTATCAGATAGGTATTGTGTATGTAGATAAGTTTGGTAGAGAAACTCCAGTGTTAGCAGATAAAAAGCAAGGTTCAATAACAATAAAGAAAGAGCACGCGTGTTCTGTTAATGCTATAAGAGCTAAAATACTTTCACCACCGCCAGCTTGGGCTAAGTACTTTAAATTTTTCTTAAAAGAAACATCAAACGAATACTACAACTTAGCTATGGACCGCGTTTATGACGCTGAAGATGGTAATGTTTGGATTTCATTTCCTTCATCTGAAAGAAACAAAGTACAAGAAGATACTTTTTTAGAATTAAAGAAAGCTCATGACTCTGACACTTGCGTAAAAGAAGATGCTAAGTTTAAAATATTAGCAATAGAAAATGAAGCTCCACAGTTTATAAAGCTAGACAAAAAGTCTCAAGGTGTTTTAATAAACAACGCCAGTAAAACTTTGATAGGTAATTCTGACGAAGGATTTCCTTTTGAAGATTATAACTTTGTGATATTAGATGGTGACCAGGCGGAAAGCCAAATAGGTAACATGTCGGAAGTGTTATCTTCAGCTGGAGATATGTCTATAGTGTTTTTAGCTGCTGGTGTTCAAACTAAGACATACGATATTACAAGAATAATTACTTTGGCTAGCGGGGATTATAAGATAGTTGTTGACGAACCTTTTGGCGATGACATATTATTCTTATCACCAGCACAAACTTGGGCGGGTAGAATAGATGGTATATCTTGTGAAATAATAAAAAAAGAATACGAAAATAAACCTGAGTTTGACGGTAGATTTTTTGTTAAGCTTTACAGAGATTCTATATTAGAGCAATACATAATAAACCCTACTGTTCAAGCTAACACCGTAGTTGTTGGTGCCAAGTCTATAAATTTTATACACACATACGATCAATCAACACCTTACAATACAGACAGTAATATAAATTTAGTTAGCGTGGGCGTAGAAAATGGCTGGCCTCAAACTGCTAGTCCATCTCATCCACTTTCAACTGGCTACACTTGGGGTGGTAACAACTTCTCTGGAGTAGAGCCAATAGACGCTAGATATATACACAGCTCTAATAGAGCCAACACGACAGGTGAAAAGTTTTGGCGAGAGTTTTACACAGCAGACTCCGCTGGTAATCTAGGAGGGTATACTAAGATTTTTATTGATCAAGCAAATGCCTACGAATGGGATGGAGACGACGCAGCTGGTGCTGGCATATGGGATCCTGACGACTCAACTATATCAAACGCTGAATCACCTGGAACTTGGAACGACGGCCCGGGGTCTTACAATAATGGCTCTCAAGGAATTTGGTCTTCAGGAGGGTTTGGGTTTATTGACATTGGCATAACAGGGTTTCATCAGCCTTCTTTTGGGGAGAATGGCGACGCTGATAACAATGGAAGCAATGATATACAAGACTCTAATTACATGGACTTTTTTAAGGGTAATTTCCATTCTTCAGGAGCTGACAACGACAGGGCTGAAGATGTTAGAAGTTTTCTAAACAAGTGGAAAACTAAAAACCAAATGTGGAGGTTTAAAAATGATCCAAACGAAACAGTGTACACAACCGTTGGTAGCCACAATGTTTATGGTATACTCAACTACGAAACAAGCACGGCTTTAGGGGTGCTTGCCAAAAGATGGCATCATTTTTGGGCTGGAGCTAATAGAAACAAGCTTACTTTAAAGTTTAAACCAACCTTGTCAGGCGGGTTTGATCCAAGAAATATAGCTCACGATGGTACTGAAAGTACTACTATAGAGCTGTTGCAGCAACTTGCTTCGCTTGACGGCTCGTTTGTTAGTGACAACCCAGCGGTGTTTGAAACTGAGCCAAAAGAAGCTGTTGACGTTGATATTTATTACGAGTTAGCCAGAGCATATCCAGTAGAAGCTGTTATACAAGGTTCTGGAGAGGGCGCGAATATAAAGTGTCAAGGAGAAGTTTGGGCTCAAGTGAACTGTCCAGTAACACTGCACTCAACAGCGGCGGCGGGTTCAAGTATACCAGCTGGAACTATATTTTCTAATTATTCTGGTAGCTCAGAGTTTCCAGTTGAAACATATTTAAACTTTGTAGATTCCTCAGGCACCGCGGTCAACGTAACGTTAGCCGAAAATGATTTATTAGAAATACACACTAGATGGGGTGGTAAAGTTACTTATGAGGTTCATACGGCTGTAGCTGGAGCTTCTACCGTAAGAGTAAAGCCATTTGTTCATAACAACGAAATTAAACTTCCTTGGTACAATTGCTATTCGTTTGGTCAAGGCGTAGAGTCTAATAGAATAAGAGATGATTTTAATCAGTCGTATATAGCTAAAGGCGTTAAAGCATCGACAACACTACAAACACCTTACGCTGAAGAAAAAAGAAGAAATGGTTTCATATTCTCAGGTATATATAATTCTAACAGTGGAGTTAACGAATTAAACCAATTTATACAAGCTTTACCTATAACTAAAGACATAAATCCAGATTACGGTAGTATACAAAAGTTATTTAATAGAGACACGAATTTGCTAACTCTATGTGAAGATAAATGTATTAAAGTTTTGGCTAACAAAGATGCTTTATACAATGCTGATGGTAATACCAACGTGACGGCTACAAATAAAGTTTTAGGAGCTGTAACTCCTTTGGCTGGTGATTATGGAATATCGTTGGATAGATTCTCGTTTGCAGCTGAAGAAAACTCCGTGTTCTTTACAGACGCTCAAAGAGGAGCTGTTATAAAAGCTACAGGGGATAAAGTAATGCCAATATCAGAGTTAGGTATGAAAGATTATTTCTCCGACATTTTAAAGCTTGCTGGCTCTAAAGGGTATTGGAACAGTATATCTGGTTCGTATGATAGAAACAAAAGAGAATACAATGTAACTCTTTTTAACGCTAATGCAGCTGGACATTTTGTTAATAATGGCACGGCGACAACTGTAAGCTATAACGAAAAAAGTAAAGGTTGGGTTAGTTTTAAATCTTTCTTGCATAGCTTTGGATTAAGCATAAACACTAGTTACGTTACTTTTCCAGATTGGAGCAATAATAAAACGCTACCTTGGAAGCACCACTCTGATGGAATTAGTATAAATAAGTTTTATGACGTTCAATACGATTCATCTGTAGAATTAGTTTTCAATGACAAGCCTAGCTCTGTCAAGTCTTTTGCTACAATGAACTACGAAGGAACTAAGTCAAAAATAACAGCATTTACAACAGTCAACGTTGGTGGTGTTAATTACACTGACGCTGAGTACTACAACTTGAACGACGAGACTGGTTGGTACGTGGAAAGAATGAACACTGATCTTCAAACAGGCGTTGCTGCAGAGTTTAAAAACAAAGAAGGTAAATGGTTCAGCGTTATAAAAGGTCAGGAGGAAACAATAGCTAAACCAGGTGATCATAATATATACGACAACAACTATTCTTTAGACACAAGCGAGTTTATAGTTCAAGGTATAGGCATGGCTAACATTAGTATTGATGATACCACTGAAAGATTTGAGTATGTGTTTGGAGAAGAAGACTTTTAAAATATGGCGGTAAATTTATGTACAGTAAGTAGTTTTAGTGCTACCGTTGATTCAGGAAACACGGTTAGCGGTCCAGCTTATATTAAAATAACTCCAGATGCGGGTTATGTTATAACACCTGACATGTTTACAATACCTGGATCTACATCTAGTGGGACTAATACGTGGGACACATCTGGATCTAGTAGTGTTACTAGTGGTATTACTCAGGTTAAGTTTTTAAACAAAGATGATGCAAACGCTTTATCAGCCGGACTATGTGTTGACGGTGAAGTTGGAGTTCAAATTACGTTTAACTCTTTCACAATGTCTTTAGCAAATAGTGGAAGTAGAAACATAGATATTGAATTTGTTAGTGGAAAAGCACCTTTAGTAGATGATGGTAGAGGAAATCGAACCGATAGATTTGTAGCTTTTGTGCATGAATACGATAACCCAAGTTCTAATGTCACTGTTACTGTTAGTAATCCTAATGTAACACTAGAGTCAGGACCAACCACGGTCAGTGGTGTTGCTACATCCGCATACAGTAAGCAGTTGTCTTACGTTGTAGAAGAAGGTAATTTTGTTTGGAACGATGTTGAGGTACTACATGTGGATTATGAAGCTGCAGCAAATTATTATATTTCTGTTCTTCAGCATGGTTGTATAGAAGATCAAGGAGTATATGGAATTACAGAGTGTGTTCAAGAAGTGTTGCAATTAAATACTGATGGCACGATTAAAAAAGTAAGATTCAAAATTAACTATTCGCCTAATCAAGAGCTTCAAGAATCAGAACCTCAAACAGCCGCAGCTGCCATAATTGATTTTATACGACCTGTCGTAAGAACTAGAGTTTTAGTTAGACAAAAAGTTGTTGATACTAAAACAGTATCAGGTCATGAAAGACTTTTTGAAGAGTTTACTAGTGCTGGAGGTAGAGCTGACGTAGATGTTTTTGGAACTGATGGATCTGTATTTAACGCGTTTTTTCAAAGAAGTAGCGACGGATATTATTATCAAAACACAACAGGCACTTGGGTATCAGCACCTAAAAGTTTTTCTTATACAGTAAGTAAAGGCTCTGCTAGAGCCTTTGCTGCTATTCCATATTCTGCCACGGCCGAAACTTACAAATACTGGTTTACAGCTGCATCTGGAACAACTCTTGGAACTGGCGTGCCTAGTAGCGCTGCTACGGCTGTTGAGTTTTATCAATATCCTAAAGCAACGCTAACTTACAACATGAATCCTGGTGGAGGGTTTACAGTGCTAAGTAGCGATAGAACAAAAACAGATCAGGCTAATTATGTTGTGCCTAGTGGGTCACCTTTACAATCTGTTGATGTACAGTTTAAAATACAAGATGCCGGAACGGGTACGTTAACGGTTCTTAACCAAAACTACCTAAAGTACACTGCCGCAGAGTATGCTGCTGGCTGGGACTATGCAATAGAAGCAATACGAATAACATCAGACAGTTCAACTCCTAGAACGACAACTATAGACGGTAAATTTGTAATGTACAGGTTTGGTAATAGTGACACTGATAGAGACTTTGATATATCTGATATACTAACACTTACATAACATGCCCAATATAACATTAACATTTTCGTACGATATAAACGTATCGGTAGCCGTTGGAGATACAGCATACTATACGCCAACAACCTCGAGCGGAGGCTTCGATACTTCTTCGCAGAGTAGTATAATAACAATAGGTAATATTACTTCTATAAATAGATCAACTAATACAATGATAGTAAACACTGCCTTGGCAGCTCCATTGCCAGTTAACAGTTTTATATTCTTTTCTAAAGACAAGACGTCTAACACGTCTTCAATAACAGGGTATTATTGCTCAGTATTAATGCGAAACAACTCAACTAGCGTAGAAACATTTTTCAACTCTGCTCAAAATAAAACCTCTAGTAAAACACCAGAGTTGTTTTCAGTTGGTATGCAGACGTTTGAAAGTAGTAAATAAAAGGCTATAAATGTAATTATAAAGACATACTTTAATTAAATTATGTCTAAAAATAAACTCAAAAAGAACGAAAGCGATAAAATAGTCGTAAGTTCTAGAGAAAAAATATTAAAACTTCAGCAATATCTAGTAGATAAGGCCGACGGAGAGAATATTGTTACAACTCAAGACTCTCATTTGTTTCCATTAAAGCATACTTTTGCAGATGGAATTTATGTTAGACAGATGTCGATGGGTATAGGAACATTAGTTGTTGGAGCAATCCATAAACATCTACACGTTTGGTTCCTACTACAAGGTCACATCTCAGTAGCAACAGAAGACAACATAGAGGATTATATTGCGCCATGTTATGTTGTATCGTCTCCAGGAGTAAAAAGAGTTATATACGCTAACGAAGATTCTATATTTGTTAACGTACATAAAAACCCAACTAATTCACAAGACATCGATTATCTTGAAAAAGAAATAGTTGCACAAACATATGAAGAGTACGAAGAATATATAAAATCAAAATAATATGTCATTTTTAGTAGTAGGAGCAATTGGTGTAGCGGCGGGAGCAGCTCAAGCTATATCTGGAGCCGTTCAAAAGAAAAGAGCTAAAGAAGCAAAAGAACAAGCTCAAGCTGAAATGGATCAGCAAAAAGAAAAATATGCTAGCATGGACACGTCAAACTTATATGCTAACATGGAAAATGTAATGGAAGATCTCACTGTTAATACAAAACAAGCTGAGTTTGAAGCACAGCAAAATCAACAAAATCAAGCCAACGTATTAGCTAGCATGAAGAGTGCAGCTGGAGGATCTGGTGTAGCTTCACTTGCTCAAGCTATGGCTAATCAAGGACAACTCGCTGCTCAAAAAGCTTCTATATCCATTGGTAAGCAAGAACAAGCTAACCAAATGGCAGAACGAAAAGAAGCTGGTAGACTACAAGACTTAGACGTCCAAGGTCAATATCAGCAAAGAGCTAAAGAAGAAGAAAAGTTAACTACACTTATGGGTATGACAGCGGCAGATATTGAAGCCGCTAGAGAAGAGCAAGCGATGGCAGATGAAAAAATGTGGGGAGGAATAGGTAGCGCAGCGTCTTCAGCTGGAAGCGCCTACGGACAATTTAAAGCTCAATAGCAATGAACACAGCATTAGTAAACGCATATAGAAGATCAGTTATGCCTAGTCGTCGTGGAGACGGCATGAGTAAGGCTATGGATAAAATAGCTGAAACCACTGGAGGTATTCTTGAAAACGAGTCGGCAAGAAGAAAAGGTCTTAATGATGCTTACGCAGAAAACGCAGATAAAATAATAGAGTCGGGTGGATCGCTAGGAGAAAACTTTTACGAGCCAATGTACGATGCTATATCTGGTATGCAAGAAGAATATGACCAAGCTGTCAAAAGCAACGATAAAAAAGCTCAAGCTGATTTAAAAATGAAAATGGGTCAGAAAAAAGCTTACGTAGATAGTTTTAAAGATACTTGGACTAGCTTAGGTGAATGGAATAATAGCAAAATCAAATCTAACTCTTCTACGCCTGATCAAGATTTTATTAGAGCTTATGCAACAAGCCCTGATAACAAACCAGTTCTTACTGATGATGGTTATGCTTGGAAAGATGTTGAAATGCCTAACGGCGAAGTAAAAGACATAACTACTAAAGACTTAGAAAACTCTATACCTTACAAAGCTACAGAGGAAATAAAAGCTATAAAAGATTTAGGTGTAGGTTATTTAAGTCAAGGCGCTTATCAAATGAACTTTAGTGAAGATAAAGCTAAGTCTCAAATGAAAGATATTATCAACGTTGGCAACATGAGAAGCTTAATGTTTGATGAAAACGGTGTTAGTCAAAGAAGTTTTGTTGATGATCTTAGAGGTCAAGTTTTAACTAAGGAAAATGTAGTCAACATGTTTTCTGGTTTAACAAACGATGACATAAAAGCCGAAGACGGTGAGAAAAACTGGTATGATAATATAAGCGAAGAGGATTTAAAGCAGTTAGAAGACGCTATAACAGATCCTAGCAATGACTTTTTTGATGAAGAAAGATCTAAAGATATATTATCAGGCTATTATACTAAAATATTAAAATCACAGTACGACGAAGGATTTTCATCTACAGCTAAAAGTTCAGCTGAAGATAGATACGCGGGCGTGAGTGCATTAGATTTAATTAATAAATACAGTTAAAATGAGCGTAGAGTTACAAAACATAGTAAGCAAAATGATGGCTGACAGCGTTCCAGAAGAACAAATAGCAGCTGTTATACAACAATATAAACAAGCTCCACCTCAACCTGAAGTTGAACAGCCGGGAAAAGCACAGACTCCTCAGAAAGATGTAACTGTGGAGTCTCAAGAAGATACGGCATCAACTTTGGAAAATTCTTTGTTGGAGTCACAATACAAAAGTAGTCTTGAAACTCCAGAAAAAGTAAAGTCTGAATTTGAACTAGACAAAGACGTTAGTTCTATGATTAGATCTTATGATCTAACAGCACAAGAAGAGCAAGACATTAATGATACAATAGACAAAGAGTTAGAGCTAGAGTTAAAATATCTAAGCTATCAAGAAGAAGAAAATAAAAAGCTTGAAGAAGATCCTATAAATTATCTTATACAACAAAACTTAGAATCCGGTACTTTTAGTTCTTCATTCACTCCTCCGCCACCAATAATAGATATTGACGAAAGAAATAAACAAGTTCAACTTGACGTTGAGGAGGCGCCTGGTAAAATAGGTAGCGAAATTATAAGAGATCATTTTAGGACAGCAAGAAAAAATATTGAAAATGGTAGCACGTTGTCTAACGACGATCCTAAGTTATTAGCTGAGGTTAAAAGACTTCGAAGGCAAGAGCTTGAGCAAAACCACATGGACAGTAGGATTGAAGATCAAATGGAACTTCTCGCTGACACTGAGGCTCAACTTAAGTATGGTCCAGGTGTAGCTTCAAACTTTATAGGTGGAACTTTAAAATCAGACGTTCAAGAAAAGCTATACGAAAAAGCTAAGACAGCTAAAGATGGCTTA